GTCGATAGGACCGAGATCGATTACATCAGTAGAAGCTGCGGAAGCCGTAACCGCCTGCGCTTCGGAGAACATCAACAGTTTGTCGAGGATCATTTTCTTTCTCCATTCATGGGCCGGTTAAGGCCCATCAGTTAATAACAGGCGTTAAACAACGCGCGCTTCTGTTTCCAGAATCGCATCGGTTTCACGGATAGGAATGCCACGGAAAGTGGTCCACCATTCGCCTTCTGTCTCTTTGACGGACAGAGCCAGAGAGGCTTTATCCAGAGATTGCAGGTCGAGAGCCTGGGCAACGGTGCGGTTCATGTAGAAAGCCGCACGGCCCATCTTCAGGTTAGGAACGCGGTGCAGAGCTTTAACCATCTGAGTGACGATGTTTGCAGCAGAGGCAGGAACAGACAGATCGCTTACATCGATGTTGGCGATACGAACAACGTAGCGCCAGTCACGAAGAGCCAGGCCGTTATCCCACTTATAGTGAGTGCGGTAGCCTTCATACTGGCCACCATTGGCATCTTTAAGGGTCTGCTGGCCCTTATCTTCCATATGAAGGCCAGCCTTTTGACCTTTCGGGAAGATGCCGTGAACAGTGTTTTCACCCCATACAACCAGCCAGATAGAAGTGTTATCTGTGCCAGTGCCACCAGCGTCGATAATGTTCTGGCCGTTACCAGCTGATTTGCTGGAATAACGAGACGCCAGCCCCATAAACTGCTGCGGGTTAACACTGGTATCACCATAGAACAGGGTCTGAGCCATCTGCTGGTTCATAGCTTCAATGAATGCGCGGTCTTCAGACAGACGGAATTCAGCGGTGTTGCCGTTCAGGTCAGCCAGAGACTTATCGATTTCGGCATAGGTTTCCAGCATTCCGCAGGAGTCTGTTACCTGTACAGTGGTGGATTTGCTTGGCTGCACGCCATAGTTCAGCAGACGCCATGTTGCTGACGGCAGGCCTGAGCGGATAGTGGTACGGTGACCTGTAGGAAGGTTACCTTCAACGATCAGCATATCCTGCAGGATAGGGTTGGTTTGTGCGAGAAGCTCGATAATCTTATCGACTTTCCCGTTCGGGTCGATGCGCTTGCCCCAGTCTGCCAGCGTCAGCGCAGTTAAGCCTTTAACAGCCATGGTTATTTCCTCTCTTATTTGCCATAGAGCACTTCGGCAGCACTACGCTGACCGCTTTCTTTCCCGGTTACCATGCCGTCTTCTGACATGGCTTTACCGATTTTGATGAAAGCCTTCACCAGTTCAGGGTGATTACCCAGGCCGGTGCCTTCCAGATATTCTTTCAGTTCAGGTGTGCCGAACTGAGCAAGAGCACGCTGTGCTGCGCTCAGGTTACCGGTGAGATTGTCTCCGCCGATCTCCTTGTCTGCCTTAACGTCAGCAGCCCACTGTTCGGTGGTTTTCTGCCAGGCTTCCGCCTGCTGCTGCTGGACCATTGGCATAATCTTGGTGCCGTACAGATCGACCATCTTCTGCGCCTGCTCATTAGTCAGGTTCAGTTCGCGGGCGATAGGCTCGAACTGCTCCAGAGCGGCAGCATCAAGTTCCTGACCTTCAGCTGGTTTGAACTCGTATTTCTCCGGAGCGCCTTCCGGCTTCTTATCCTTGTCTTCACCAGGCTTTTCCTCTTTTGGCTTATCGCCATCGATAGGCTTGTCGTCCTGAGGCTTGTCGCTTTCAGTGCCAGGATGTGACTTATCGCCTTCTGGTTTAGCCGGATCGCCAGCGGGTGCCGGATTATCACCAGTTGATGCTGCGGGTTCAGATGCAGCAGGAGCTGCGCCACCATCAGCAGGTTGCTCATTGCAAAGACGGCGATGCAGCAAACGATCAAATAAATTCATACGTTACCTTCTTGTTAATCAATGCTGATGACGCGTTGAACCCTGACAGATACAGAGGTCAACGTGATGGTCTGGCCTGATTCATTTGAAAGGCCGACCTGAATTCCGCTGACGGTGAACGGATCAAGTTCATTCATGGTGAAACTGGCAAGTACATCGTCACGGTTACTGATGCTGGTTCCGTTCACCTTCACGCTTGACTCGGATCCGACGATGTCGCCATTTGGGCGCCTGGTCTGAATCATCCATTCCCTTGCCGTTCCTGACGCACCACCAACGGTACCGTTAATACGGGTACTGAAAAGAACCTGGCTCGGCGCTTCCTGAGCAGGGAATATAAGATTTCCCGAATTGATGCTGAGATTCGCGTTACCGTCAGCAGCTTTAACGATCCCGGAAAGTGAAAAGAAGTTCTGAAAAGCGGCATCAGCCACAACCTGAGATCCAGTCCAGTTAAATATGTCCATCTGAAATGTCTGCGGCTCTTCATCCACTGCATAAAAGTCTGCAATGGTCGAGTTACCATCGTTTCTCAGCCTGATCATGCGTTTACGGATCATTTGTCTTTCTCCTGAGACTCAGCGGCCATTTTCAGATACTGTTCAGGACAGTGCGCCATGACGCGCTGAAACAATGCCAGTGCCAGGTTGCGCTGCCCTTCGTTGAATGCAGTTAAGTGCGAATCACCAGCGAAGCATGGTGAGAACACCTTTCCCCTCTCCAGCATCGACCAGATAACGCGGCGGCCTTGCTCGCTACCCATAACGAACTTGATGTCGTCGATATCACGCTGAGCCAGAAGTTGCTGTTTGGCGTCAAGCTCTGCTTTGCGTCCTTCGTCGTCGATATCCATCATTGCTGCGGTGCTCCTGCTGCATTAGCGATAGCAGTTAATGCGCTCGGGTCGCTGGTCTGCGTTTCGCTGAGAGTCTTGGCCCCCTGCGCTGCCGCCTGACCCATAGCCATTGCCTGTGCCGCCTGAGCCTGTTTAGCTCGCTCTTCACGAATACCCTGTACCTGCTCCTGCGGAACGATGACGGTTGGCGATACGCCTGACATTTCAGAGAACGCGTCGATAGCCTGATCCACATCAAGCTTGTCGAGCGCTTCAGGTTTGAACTGCGCCAGTTGCCCGATAAATCCAACTGTCTGCGACAGGCTGGTGAGGCCGATAGATTTCTGAGCCTGAGCCATCACAGAGATGTACTCGATACGCAGCGGCATACCCTGAAGAACGTCAGGAGGTTCTGGCAACATGTTCTTGCGGGCCATGATTGAGAACACGCGATCGATAAGCGGGTTAAGCGCTTCGTCATTCAGGCGCTCAAGCACCGGGCCAAGCATCAGCAGTTTCTCTTCCTTCATCTCGATCACCGCTTCCACCGGCATAGATCGGGTGTTGATGTTTTGCAGCATCATGAAGAGGTCAACGAAGTAGGCGCTGTTGATGGTCTGCCTAGTGTCCTGAATGTCAGCCAGCAGGTCGGCGGTATTCGGGTTTACCAGGTATGCAGGTTTGAAACCATCCTGACCGGTCAACACGTCGAGGTACGTCACATCGCCAGGCAACAGGGAAACCCGCTGATTCTTGAGCGATGTCGGGGCAACCATCGGCGGGTTAGTGGCTTTATCGATCAACTGAGCTTTGCGCTTCTGCTCAACCTGAAGGGCTTTAACCTGACCGAGTGCCAGCATTCCAGGACAGGATGAGGCGTAAACGTCTTCGCCATTCACTTCCCAGCGCGGCGCCAGAATAGGGAATTCATCAAATCCGGATTCACGCAGCAGCTTGTCAGCGTCACCGCCAGTTTCGAAATAGACAGAGCGGTAAGGCTTGTTCTTGCTGTCCATCTTACCGCTGTCGCGGTTGACGTTAGGCGTGATGCAGTGGTTAACCTCCACCCACGTTTCATACGTGCCATTTTCCCACATGCCTTTTACGGATGTACTGACGTTATCCAGACCGAATTCCTGCACCATCTGGCGCACGGTCATGGAGAACTGGCGAATGCAGGTGTCTACGCTACCGCGCGGACTGTTAGCCAGGTAGTAACTGCCAATAGGGAAAGGCATTGTGCGGATCACGTCCTGGTCATCTTCCAGAACAGCCATAGCGCCGGTGCCGAAAGTACCCAGACTTGCGTACATAACAGGCAGTGACTGATACAAATTCGATTTGTTGAACACTTCGTTCATGCGGCGCTGCACGACTTCCAGCCAGATTTTCACCGGGCCATAGTCCATCATGTCAGGGTCAGGCGTTGCCAGTTTGAACCACGGTCGTGCCGGACTGGTGATGCCTGACATCATGCCGCTGGACAGAATGCGCTGAGCCATTGAGCCAGTGGGATCAACAATCTTGGTGTTACGGCGATCATCACGGTTTACATCAGATGTCAGAAAGCGGGAGCCACGCGGATTGATGAAGTCACTCAGATCACGCCAGTGCGATTCGAACGATGTGCGCTCATTCTTCAGCTGCGCAAGTTGCTTCAGCAGGCGCTCTTTTTCGGTTTCCGCCATCTCTGCCTACTCCGTTACTGACCAAGCAGCGTTTTACCGCTGGTGTTTGCGGTTGAGGTGTCACCCTGAGCACCAGTCAGCAGAGTGGAACTGCGTCCTGCTGCTGCACGGCGGCGGCGTTCTTCGTCGTCACGAGAACTGACAACTGCTGCATCCTGCTCCTGTGGCGCAGCCTGTACTTCTGGCGCTGCTGGCACTGATGGCTTGCTGCCGATACACATAGCAATAGCTCCGTACGCAATTAAATTATTACCAATTTAACCACATATGATTTATTTAGCGTAGGCTATTGACACTTATAACATCAGATATTACCTTTTAGGTAATTGATGTTGATGTAACGCAGTTGATGTACGGCATATGGCACATGTGCCGCAGCGGTCCGGATGGGTTCCATTGATGCTACTTCCCCAGCCGGGTAGCCGGAATGTGCAAGCCAGTGTCAGGTAAGCACGGACAGACGATTCACCATCGTGGCGATACGGTGTGACACCTCGGAAGAGACGAGGATGCAACGATGAGAGCATTGGGGTGACCGGTTAATCCCATGACGCTAACCGATACAGGCGCAGTGCTCTCAATGTTGTGGTTAATGGCGGGGCTGACCGTCAAACGGTTGAGAAAAGATAAGCAGGCGAAACGTTCTAAGCGAGCATACGGACTGATCGAACGCGGATGGAACGGGCGGTTACGATATTGAAACACCGCGCCACTGAGCTGGAGTTCAGCACCAGCCACCACAAACGAATCACGTTAGGACCGTGGTAAACCGTAGTGCCAATGTAATTGCTGTGTGACTTTGTCGGTGCCAGATTCATCCCGAGTTGCCCCTCGCTGGTACCGACACTTTTTTTACAGCAGAACGCCATTGCGATGACGTTGCGCTGTAAACCCGTAACTGCCATGGAAGGCACCCTTACTTCCAGTTCGCCCACTTCGGTGGGCATTTTTTTAAGGTGAGATTATGAGCAAAGACCTGTTTGACATGAAGCGCCTTCCGGTTGACCGGGTTGCTGCGAGAGTTGTTGGTAAGGGCGTGGATTGGACACCAAACAAAGTTATCCAGACAGGAGACAGCGATCTGCCGTTGCCAGTGTTTTCTGTGTATAACATTAAAAACCCGCAACAACGGCGAGAAGTGAAAGCAATGATCGGAAGAAAGCGCGGGAGATTGACAATAATTGGCCTTGCTGTCACGCAAGGAGCAAAAAATAAAGGTGCTCGCTATGTTGCTCGTTGTGTTTGCGGGATTTATACGTATCGCCGAGCAAAAAATTTCAAGAATAATTCCGATGAGTTTGATGGCTGCGAACGATGCAGGGAGTTGCTGTTTTTGAAACGAGATGAGGTCCATCGCAGAACTGGAAAATGGGTAGAATGGAAAGATTTGATATAACGCTGTGACATGTCACATTCAGCCCGCCGATGCGCGGGCTTTTTTGTATGGCATAATCACTCATTCGATTATCACAGCGAGTGGACCATGAAAATTAAACAAAAAATTGTTAATACCTTTGTGAACTCAACCCATGAGTGGAACATGGCCATGCACAATGCCATTGAAAGAAAGGTATTTGAAGGATTTGAAAGCACATTCCCTAATGGATTAAAAGACCCTGCTGAGACCGGTGAAAGAATAGAGTCAATGCGTGCATTCTATTATCAGCGCATGATGAATACCGCATCACTTTTGCTAACTGGTGCGTCACTAATCATTGCATTAGTTGCCTTGGTTGTAGCTCTGATATCAATTCACTATGCATAGGGGTCGTATTCTGTCAACGCCTTGCCCTGCTGGCTTTGCTGTCCTGGTATATTCATACGTTTCGACACCGGGAAAGCAAACGTCAGCAGCAGCGCATCACCCTTGCCAGGAGAACGGCCTAACCGCTCTTTGATATCTTCCTTCGGCTCAATAACTATCTTGCCGTCCACCCTGACTTTGTACTCAGCCGCCGACAGGTCGTCAGCCGTTTCCTGGTCATCCAGTGCGCCACCAATTTTCAGCCACGTTTTGCAGCTGTTGAACATCTCGCCGCGCTTGTTGAGCATCTGCGGATCGGTAGAGCCGCCGCCGAAAGGTATCAGTTGCCAGGAACGGCCCCAGCCATCACCGATTGACTTCAGCCCGGTACCATACCCGAAGTCGATGAATACAGCGTCAGCCTGGTACTGGTCTTCAAAATCAGCGATACGCTTTGCCATAATCAGATCATCGGTTGTCTTATTGCCGGTCCATAGCACTTTGCTGTGAAGCCCCTGGCGCAGGTATATCACCGCGTCATCCACACCGGAATACGCCGGGTCAACACCGATAATCACCGGAGCGTGCGCCACCTGCCCGGCTGTCACCACGCGCTTCATTGCGGAATCAGTCAGGCCTGTCGGGATAAACTGGAGTTCAGACGCATCAGGGAAGATCCCGCGTACACGAACTTTCACGAAGTCGCTATCCTCGCCGTAGTCATCAACCCACTTCTGCAACTGCTGCTTGTTGGTGCCTTCCACGGTGCGGCTGTCTATCTGCGCGCACTTCCAGCGGTGTTTGTATTTGCGGAAGCATTCACGGAAACGCCCGGTGTTACGCGTAGGGTTCCCGAACGCCACCCAGATGATTTCGGTGTCTTCGTCCGTCAGCGCACCCTCGGCAACTTCCCACACCAGATCGGCAATGTTGGACGCTTCATCGAATACAACGATGATGCGCTTGCGTTCGTTGTGCAGACCGGCGAACGCCTCGGTGTTGTGTTCAGACCATGGAATAGCATCAGCGCGCCAGCGTTTGTCGTGACCGGGATCGTTGCTGTACATCGCGGTGGCGGTGCAGGTGAACCACTCTTTCGTGATAGCCAGGTTCGACCATTTGATGATTTCAGGCCATGTTTTGGTGCGCAGCTGGTTGTCGGTGTTGGCGGTCACCACCACCTTGCAGTCTTCACAGGTAGACATGCCCCAGTTGATGAGCATCGAGATGAACGCAGATTTACCGATACCGTGGCCGGATGCGCGGGCCAACATCAGCGGCTGGTGACGCGTTGCTGGATTCTGCAGGTGATCGCGTATCTCGCGGAATGCGTCTGCCTGCCATTTTCGCGGGCCGGTGGCATGCGCCAGTTCTGTCCCCTCTTCGCCCCACGGAAACGCATACAGCGAATAGCCCAGCGGGTCATATGTGAACGATGCAATATCCTCGACAAGCTGCTCTTCCGGCGACATGGCTGCGGCTGTCATTCTTCACCACCATCCAGCTCTTTCACGCGACGGCGGGCCTTCGCCATGCGGTCGGCAATCGTTACTGTGCCGGAAACCTCCATGCGCTCTTTGAACGCATTGACGTCGACGTGCTTACCGATAAGCTCGAGGTTCTTCACCTTGTCAGGCCATTTGATTTTTTTGAGGATTGTTTCTATCGAATCCTCGTTCATATTCATGATGGTCGATGACAAATCGAAACCGCTCAGTGTAGTACGCCATATCTTTGGCCACTCGCGGATAGGCTTCAGTGTGCCGTCATCGTTCAGGATATCGATCACGTCCATCTGGTCAATTTCCACCAGGCGGAGCAGTACGTAGTCCGCACTGACGCGCAAACGCTTGTTACGCTCTTCCATCAGTTCGGCGATCCGTTTCTGGATACGCTCATCACGCATCATGACACTGGCCTTGACTGCCGCCGTATTTGGCGAAAATCCTGCGTTAATCGCTGCCTGAGTCTGATTCTCAGGGCATTTGGTATATTCCTGCGCGTAAGCCTCCTGCATCGCTGTAATTGGCTTATACTGCGTTGATTTGCGTTTTGGTGCTTTTGGTTCTGCGGGCATTGTTACCACCGAAGTAATAATTACCGTTTTGGTAATAGTAACACGCAAAACAAAGCCGCCATAGTCGGCGGCCTTTGCAATTTATTGTCTCTATCGTGACATGTCACACCGCTAGTTTAGTATCATGCCAGCCACGCGTCACCCAGCATGCCGAATCACCATCACACGGACACGACTCAACTGGCAGCGCATCGCCACATTTCCCGCAACGGTTAGAGCTGATTGACTTGATGCGCCCACGAACCCGCGCATCATCCTGGCGTATAAGCAACGCGATGTACTCGTTCATGTCATACGGCGCCCGACCAGGGCGACGGGCGGCGCAGTTTCTCGCCAGCATCTCCAGTTCCTGCTCGTCTAGTTGCAATTCCAGCTTGCGGTTACCAGATTCAGCCTGGCGGGCACGCTGCGCTGCTTTGCGCTCTGCTGCGGATTTAGCCATCACCAAATCCCCATTCCAGAGGCAGCAATTAACTGGCAGATAGCGCACATAGCCAGCGTAATAACAACCACTTTAACTGGCGGCATCACTTATCCCCTTCTGACAGTTTTTGCATAGCTCCGGCGTAACGCTGCATCCCATGTTCAAGCGCTGATTTCACCTCCTGCTGCGGTGCTGCTGGAAGTGGCATCCAGTGAGTTGGCGTCCATGATGCGCCATACACTGTCCATTTCCCTGCGAGCCAATAACCTACCTTCTTGCGCCAGTCACCAGGACCATCAAATTCTTTGGTGCATAAAACTTCTTCGCTTCCTTCAGGTATCCGCTCGCTTACCGGAATCCAACCATCCGGAGTCACCGGAGAGTTGCCAGTCTGAAGCATGGCAGAGCAGCATGCGTTACCTCTGCGCTCATACTGAATTCCATGCACTGCTAGCACAGCCATCAACTTTTCTATCTGAACAACGATACCCTCACTGCTGATGAATTCATTCGGTAGTTTCACTACTGGCGATGACTGCGGTCTGGCGTAAAGCGGTATACTCCTATGACTTGGTACTCTGTCTCCATCTGAAATTTGATACCAATCGCCTGGTTTCTCTGCGTAGAAGTAACCAACAGGATCAGCACCAAACGAAGCAATCGCTCCATCAATCACCTTCACAGCATCAACCATTGCGTAGCCGAGATTACCGCCGTCGCTTTGTGCTGCTGCTTTACTGAGTATTTCGCTTATCTGGTGCAGGCGATCGAGTGATACAGGGCCGTTCGCCGGGTGGTTGTTAGTTGTCATGCTGACGCTCCTTCTTGATATTTTTCGAACCAGAACACCACTGGGTCAGATTTCATTTCAACCAACCCCATACGAACTAGCGCTTTTCCTTTCCCGGACACAAGGAATTCACGACGACCATCACCGATAATTCGCCGGTAATCTTCCAGGCTACTGCAGTGTTTATGCAGATTGCATGGGTGACAGGCCGGAACCATATTTGCCTCATTGTCGTTTTCTGCATGAATCATGCCGCCTCCGTTCATGTGCCTAAGAACTGGCTTTACATGGTCTGCATGCCATTTATCTCCAAGCTCACACCCACAGTAAGCACAGCGACCGCCAAACTTCATGCGTAGCTCTGCACGTTGTTTTTTCGTCAGTGCCATCTCAATCCCCCTTCACGCCAATGCCAGCGGCGCGGATTGCTTCGATAACATCATTCGGGCGATAGATTTTCACGCCAGCGTAACTGTTCAGTGCTTCAGGAAGATTGACCGTCCGAGATTCCAGCTCCCTGCACTTGCTCTCGGCGTTAGCGAGCTGTACTGCCATGCTGGTTGAGCGAACATGCTGCACTTCAAGTTGTGTAGCCAGATCGCTAATCAGTTGCGCCATGCTGCGCACGTCGACAGCACCGCATGATGCTTTCAGTTCAGCCGCGCGCTCATGTCCTAACTTCGCTAACTCAATGATATTGCTTCCCATTATTACCCTCGCTTACCCGTATAAGTTATTGATTAGTTTGATAACTAAAAGGATCGTTATTTGATACCGATCCCGTGCCTGGCGATTAACAGCGCATCAGCTATGGCCTGACCTTTCGCTTTTGCATCCAGCGCCCTGAGTTCCGGGTAGAGCTGAATTGCTCTGCTGCGTGCCGCGTCCTTGTCACTTCCGATGAGACCGGCTGACTTCTTCCAGGCCTGCGGCGTTACCAGCGTGTACGGAATGTTGAGACCCTGCAGGATCCCCTCCGCTACCCCAGCGGCATGACCGAACGTGAACATGCTCGCCGTTCCCTGCCCTGGCATTGCGCCCACCTGCTCGAGGTATGCGTGCGTAATTCCGTACTTACGCAGCCATGCAGCCACCGCTGCGCCGTTGACTCTGGACTTTGTCCCAACCTTGATGGTCGGCATTGCCAGGTGGTCGATGTATCCGCCCTGCTCAGTTATCAGGACCAGAGATCCGCTGCATCCTGGGTCAATCCCTAATACTGCCGCCATGATTTACCTCTCAGGTAATTTAAAACCACAAATGGGTTAATTTCAATAGCAATGCGCATATTTTATTACCCTTTTGGTAATTCATTGGATGTAAAAAAATGCGCTACTGCGCTGGTATTACTTGATGAGTCCTGCTGCCTTCCCTCGCCTGCATTCCTCCATGAGCCACTGTGCAGGCGTTATCCCTCCCAGGGTGGCTGCGTTCGGCATGCATCCGAAACTTCGCCCTGGTGGATGGTAGGCGTTACCTGAGCCTGTCTGTGGTGTGCTCATTGGCTCTGGCTTGGCTTGTATGCTGAGTATCGGATCTGGAATCTGGTGACCGGATGCCACTTTTGCCGACCATTCATCCAGCAGCTTGCGAGCATGCTTCTCAACTTCAGCCTCACTCAGCTGGCGCTGATACATCGCCCTCCGGGTATCACACACAATCCAGTACATGACCGGGTGACGCCACGGGAATCTCTCGGGCCCACCAGGCTGGAGGCTTTTCTCTTTGGCGTAACGGTGAAACTCCCCCATCACGTCATCAATGCTGATCCCCAGAACCATCTTGCTGTCTTTGCACCACTTGATGAATTGCCCAGGTGAAGGCCAGAACGGTGATTCACTGGCACGGGCATGTCGCATCCCTGCCGATACCTGCTCACGGGTACGGATGCCACCTTCGGCGAATGCAGCGATCCACTGTTGCTTTGCTGCTGTCTCCTGCGCCGGAGTCTTCAGGTTGGTCTGCTCAGCTGCCGGGAATAGCTGCTTAAGCTGTTTAAACAGGGCATCTACAAGGCGCTCTGCCGTGATGTTCACAACGTTGTCGCTGCCTGCATATTGACGGTCTGAACCGGTTAAGCTGGCCATAGCCTCACCGTCTCGGTTCTGGATGGCGGTAAATACGTTATTCACAGGAAATCCTCCCACGCCTCTGGACTGTTCCAGTGCGGTACGTTGTTTTCAGGTGAGGTAAGTTTGTTCTGTCTGCTGATCTGCAGACGTCTGGCAAGTTTTTGCTCCCATTGCGCATGGTGGAAAGCCTTACCCTCGGCCATCCAGTAAACCCTGAACTCTGCAAGCTCCTGTGGCGTTGGCTGGCAATCCAGGTTAATGCCCTGCAATGAAGACACCCGGAGGAAATCATCCGATGGTGACCAGTGCTCATGCATGACAAATTTCCCGAATTGCCCCAGTCCACCAGGAGGGACAAAGTTGTTAATCACGGCGTTGTTAGCGTCAGTCCTCTGAGGCACTAAACCCCCAGTTTTATCGCCCCTCTCCTTCTCTTGGTTATATGACTGGTTAACTGATAGGTTCTGCATCCCGTTTTTGGGATCATTCAACTTCCCGTTTTTGGGATCATTCAACTTCCCGTTTTTGGGTATATTCCCAATATTGGTAACATTACCGTTTTTGGGTATGTTTAAAGAGAAAACCCGGCCCCTTCTTGTTGCCCCTTTTCTTTCTCCTGTATCTGAAATTAGCCCCATTCCGATGAGCGAAATAAGACCAGCCTGAACTGTTTTTTTATTCAGGCTTGTGTCGGTAACCAGGCGTTCGATGCTTGGATAGCACAGGTTGTATTCATCGGCTCGATCAGCCATCGAGAGCAGGATGAGTTTCAGTGATGAGCTGCCCGGATTTGTTTTCCATGCCCACTCTGTTGCGTATCTGCTCATGGTAAATACCTGTCGTCAGCTTGAGTGTTGCAGGCTGGCTTCGGCCATGAGCTGCTTTATTTCTGCCTGGCGGCGCAGGCTCGTGTTGATGGCGCATGTAACGCAGTGCCCGTTGTAAACGTAGCGCTCACTGTCATGACCATGCTTACACTGTTTTCCGGTGTAATAACGCTTAAGACCTGCCTTTGCAGCGTCAAGGCGAGTAATAATCTCCATTGCACAACCTCATTAACGTTTACTATTACGATGATTTTGATGCAGGAAGAAAAAAAGATCAACCGTATATGGTTTTTTATTACCGAAAAGGTGTTTTATGCAGGAAGGAGCCGCCAGGTAATGACGGCATTGATGGGTTCAGGGAGGGTTATCGGTCGTAGAAGAAGAGCACTAATTCAGGTTTAGACTTTGTCCATTCGCGGGAGCGACATGCTTTAAACAGCCCGTCCATCAGTCGCTTACCCGGCATCTTGCGGCGCCCGGTCAGGTGAGTCTGGATGTAATGACTGGTGGTTCCGGCTTCATCTGCAAATGCTTCACGCTCATCAGGAGACAGTCCCAGCCAGTGCTTTTTGAAATCAAATTTTTTTTCGTCACTCATATTTTGCTTATCTCAGCCTGTCTATTCATATCTGAATTATTACCTTTCTGGTGAAAAAATCAATGATTATTACCGTTATGGTAACTTTACCTTTATGGTAATATTCATTTAAATTTAGTCAGTTAGGTAACATTAAATGGACAAATACAATAGCTATGAAAAGTATTTATGACATAAGACGCAAAAACCTTAACGAAATCATTCGCCGGGATTTCGATGATACCCAGTTGCGCTTTGCCGAACGTGTGAAGCGTTCGCAGAACCTGGTCAACAGGTGGTGCACTGGCATCAAAAACATCGGACCAAATGCAGCGCGTATCATTGAGGAAGCAGCGCGCAAAGAAAAGTTCTGGCTTGATGTCGATCACGAACTGGACGCGGTACAGGCTGATATCTTTATTCCGGCCACTGATGATGGCGAATGGACTGTAGAGAAGCAGGCTGCAGCCACGCTCAATGCCTGGATGAGAAAGAACACGGAAATGACATCAGAAAAGAAAGTTGCTGTAGCAGCTGGTATTGGCCCGGCCACAGTTAACCGGATTATGAAAGCGGAAGTCAGCACAACTATCGGCGTTCTTTCCTCCCTGGCGCGCGCGTTCGGGCATGAAGCATACGAGATGATTATTCCCGTCGGCGCTCCTGGTGTTATCGACTACGACCACAGGTTGTATGCAGCTCTGCCTCAGGAAGAGAAAAACAAGATCACCTCATTCATTAACTTCGTGTTTGAGCAGAACAAAAGCAAGTAATCCCCCGCCATTCTGACGCTTTACCTGCCCGATGGCGGTAAGCTCGCGCCTCACGCAATTACCAAAACGGTAATTTTTTTCTCGTCATACCTATTGACACAATCACTTTTTGATCTGATTATTACCCAAAAGGTAATACATGAGCGCATCGCTCAGGCAGAAACCACCACTTCGTGGTTTTCCTGCATCTCCAGGTATTACCAAAATGGTAATAGAGAGGTTCGTATGCAGTGGAAAGTCATCAATGGTTGGTACTGCGTTACAGCTTGCGGGCTGATGAGCTGGAAGTTCCGCACGCTGGGTGAAGCAATGAACTGGGTATTCGTCAGCAAGCTGGCGGTAAAAACGGAAATGGATATGGGGGTGAGTAAGTGAGCGAATTAGCAATTATCGAAATTGCGCCAGATATGGCGCCAAGCATTTACGTAGAAAACGGTCTGGAAAAGTTCCTCGAACAGATCCGCGAAAGCGTTAACGAAGTTCCGGACCTGAGCACTGCCAAAGGTCGTGCCCGCATTGCATCTCTGGCAGCACAGGTTTCTCGCAGTAAAACAGCAGTTGAAAAGCCTGGTCGAGATTACCTTCGTCATCTGAAAGAAGCCGTCAAACCTGCTGAGGCTGAACTGCGTCGATTTGTATCAGCTTGCGATGAGATGCGCGATGAGGTTCGCCGCCCACTTACCGAATGGGAGGCCGAGCAGGAACGCATCAAGGCTGAAGAAGCCATGAATGTGCTGCACGCCGAAGCACTGGAGATGAACATCAAGTTCGATCAGGAGCGGGCTGCCAAGTTCGAAGCGGATCACGAGATGGCCCTGCTGATGAACGACGCATTCGACCGAGAAGCGAAGGCGAAAGCAGAAGAAGCAGAGCGCCAGCGCATTGCTCATGAAGAAGAGTTGAAGCGCCAGGCGGAAGAAAAGGCCAGGCGTGAAGCTGAAGAGAAAATAGAGCGTGAACGCGCTGAATCTGCCCGTCGTGAGGCTGAATTAAAGCTCAAGGCAGAGCAAGCAGAGCGTAACCGCATTGCCACAGAGCAAAAAGCTGAAGCAGAGAAGAAGGAAGCCGCAGATCGTGCCGAGCGCGAAAAACAGGAAGCTATCGCAGTTGAGCAACGCAAAGCGCAGGAAGAAGCCGATCGCATCAAGCGTGAAGCTGAAGCGAAAGAAGTAGCCCGTCTGGCGGAAGAGAAGCGCATCGCTGATGAAGCGGCAGCACGCGCTGCTGATGTAGAGCACCGTCGTGCCATTAATGCTGCTGCGGTTCAGGCGCTCATTGAACAGGGTATTCCTGATGACTGGGCGAAAGCATGTGTTGTCGCCATCGCTCGCGGGAAAGTTCCAGCAACAACCATCAACTACTGAGGTGGCTATGCACATTCAGCAATTCAATAACCTGAAAAAAATAGCAACTCAGTTCAGCAATGACTACCAGCTGTCATCTGAACTGTACGACCGCCACGTTGAGCTGATCGAAGCAGTTGCTGGTTGCGAAATGGAAGAGTCATTCAAGCGGGCAATTCTCCGTGCCGGTGTTCGTTATGAAGTTCTGGAAGCGGCATTTGAAAGCGATGATTTCGAAGAGCTTATGTCGTCGTTCAAACGTGAATTAACTGGCGTCATCGCCCGTCTTGACCTGGCTGACCAGATCGACAGCAAAAGGAATGCGGCATGAATACCGGTATCTATTTCGACATCAGCAACGAGGACTACCACGCCGGTGACGGCGTGAGTAAGTCACAACTGGATATGGTGGCCAAGAACCCTGCCCTTCTGAAATGGGTCAAGGCAGCGCCGGAAGATGAAGAGAAAAAATCGGCACTGGACATGGGTACTGCTCTGCACTGCCTGCTGCTGGAGCCGAAGGAATTCGATAAGCGTTTCATCGTGGCGCCACAGTTCAACCGACGCACAAATCAGGGAAAAGCAGACGAAGAAGCATTCCTGAAAGACGTTGCCGACATGGGTATGACGGTGATGGATGCCGAGCAGGGCCGGAAACTGAAACTGATGCGCGACAGCGCAATGGCCCACCCTGCGGCGAGGTGGATGCTGGAAGCACCAGGTCACTATGAAGCGTCGATGTACTGGAATGACGAAGAGACTGGCGAACTGTGCCGAATCCGTCCAGATAAATGGCTGAATGAGCACAACGTGATCGTAGATGTGAAAAAAGTTGCAGACATGGATCGCTTTGCCCGTCACATCGAGGAATTCCGCTACCACGTCCAGGACGCCATGTACCGCGAAGGCGCACTGAAAGTAACCGGGCAGCCACACGGATTCTTCTTCCTGGCTGTGAGCGAAACCATCGACTGCGGTCGATACCCTGTCCGCGTGTTCGAGCTGGATGCGCCAGATGTTGACGCCGGGCATCAGTTATTCCGCCGGGATCTGAACACCTATCACGAATGCCGCATCAGCGATGAATGGGGCGGCGTGGAAATTATTAAACGCCCTGAATGGGCACGAAAACAGGATATGTACGTATGAGCAACGATATCGCAATCACATCACAGCCAGGCGCTACCGTAGGGACAGCGGCTGCAATATTCAGTCCTGAGGGTATGGACCGCCTGGTACGTTTCGCAACCCTGATGGCAGACAGTAAAGCAACCGTTCCTCAGCACCTGGCAGGAAAGCCTGCTGATTGTCTGGCAGTTACCATGCAGGCGGCGCAATGGGGCATGAACCCGTTCGCTGTTGCGCAGAAGACGCACGTTGTAAACGGAACTCTTGGCTATGAAGCACAACTGGTTAACGCCGTCGTGTCTTCTTCAAACCTGCTTTCAACTCGCCTGAATTACCGCTGGGATGGTGACTGGTCAAAGGTGAATGGCAAGAGCGACAAATCACCATCACTGACCGTAACAGTATCGGCAGTACTGAAAGGCGAAGCAGAGCCGCGCGAGCTTACCATCAGCATGGCTCAGGCAGGTGTCCGTAACTCTCCGCTGTGGGAACAGGATCCACGACAGCAGCTTGCTTACCTGTGCGTTAAGCGTTGGGCTCGTCTGCATGCACCTGATGTTCTGCTCGGAGTATACACCCCTGACGAATTGCAGGAGACAACACCGCGTGTTGAGCGCGACATCACGCCATCTGCGGCAACGGCTCATGGCATGAACAGCCTGATCAACTCAAAACCAGAGCAGAAGCAGGAAGAGCGTCAGCAGCATAAAGACGATCGCGGTCCTGAAGAGATTTTGCACGCATTTTCCGGCGCGGCGATGAACTACAACACCCAGGCTGACCTGGACAAAGCATACAAATACGTTGCCCAGAAACTGGCTGGTGATGATGACCTGCTGGCAAAAGCAACTGACGTTTACACCATTCGCTGCGACGAACTGAACGAAGTACCGATGTAACCACCACTGCGGCGCCGCGCGCGTCGCAAATGCAAGAGAGGTAATGATGAAAAGAGCATTTGGCAAAAAGGAACTGATGGCAGTGGTGCCGGTATCGATGAGCACCATTGACCGCATGGAGCGCAATGGCGAGTTCCCGCAGCGCTTCTGGATCACTGATAAACGTTGTGCATGGAATGCTGAAGAGGTTGAAAACTGGCTTGATGAGCGTCAGGCCACCAGCCCGGCAGAGTTCACCGGAAAAAAGCCGCCGGTTGATCAGCGTGTTTACCGCCCAGTAAGTAACGCCGCATGACAGCGCTGATCAGGCACTGGGAAAAATGGTCAGGATGGTACTTATTCCTGACCGCCGTTTCCGCCTGGCTGTATCTGCTGGCGGTAATTTTCAGAGAAGGCTGGATCCGATGAGCAAATTAACCCGTCTTGAAAAGTATCACCTGAACTATGTGTCTCAGCGTCAGGCTTCAAAGGTTGTCGCCGTAACTCCTGCGGCGATGGAGGTAGAAAAGCGCGCTGTTGAGCGAGAATCGAAAGGCCAGTTCCGCATTGCAGCCAGGCTTTGGTTGCTGTGCATGGATGCAGCAGTCGGTGAGGTTGAACGCGCCAGAATAGCGATACGCCGTGATCAGTGCATATCGAGAGGTAACGGCCTGCGCCGAGGCGAATATGCAGGGATCGGATGTCGTGGGGTGGTGTATGACTAACCCTCACGACAATATCCGCGTAGGTAGCATCACGCTGGTTTATTCAGCTCTTCGTTGCGGATGGATTGTGCCAGGCAGAAAGGTTATCAAAAACCCATTAAAGGCTCAGCGCATTGCTGAGCTGATGAACATTTTCGTGAAAGGCGGTGCAGAATGACCGGTAAATACACTCTTATCTACGCAGATCCACCCTGGACATACCGCGACAAAGCAGCCGACGGCGAGCGCGGAGCAGGGTTTAAATACCCGGTGATGAACGTGCTGGATATCTGCCGCCTGCCAGTGTGGGATCTTGCCGCCGACGATTGCCTACTGGCAATGTGGTGGGTTCCTACTCAGCCGGTTGAGGCGTTGAAAGTGGTCGAATCGTGGGGCTTCAAGCTGATGACCATGAAGGGATTCACCTGGCACAAGACGAATAAGCACAAAGGTAACAGCGCGATCGGCATGGGCCACATGACAAGGGCGAACAGCGAAGACTGCCTGTTTGCGGTGCGTGGGAAACTACCGGCCCGCATGGATGCGTCAATCTGCCAGCACGTCACGGCGCCGCGCATGGAAAACTCGCGCAAGCCTGACATCATCCGCGAAAAACTGGTGCAGTTGCTGGGCGATGTTCCGCGCATTGAGCTATTCGCCCGCCAGTCGTCACATGGTTTCGACGTATGGGGCAATCAGTGCGAAGGCCCGTCGGTGCAGTTGCTACCAGGCTGCTCTGTTCCGGTTGTAAGGACGGAGGCAGCATGACCATGTTCAATGAGGCGGAGTTAATCCGCCAACTGGAAGAGCAGCGCGCTGTGATTGTTCAGCGCGACGATGAAATTAACCGGTTACGCGGTGATGTTGAGATGCTAACAGCGGCACTTAATAACTCTGCGCCATCAACATCTAATATTTGCGGGAAGGAACGAACAGTATGAGCACGGTGACCATGCAAATGAAAAAAGTCTGGTTTTCTCCTTCTCGCGGTCGACATTTTTTGACGCGCAGGGCAGCGGTAAGAGCGGAGGCGCATGCAAAAATATTGGCTAAATATCCGATTGAGAAACCATATTACGAACATGGCGGACTTTGCGATCCAGGATTCTCTATTGAGTTCGATGAACCAGATCGATACAAAAAAATGCTCAGACGCATGATGCGGCTAATCGATAAGAATACGGAGAAATAAATATCAACCAATCCCTTCCATCCACTTCTCAAACTTCGACGGGGAGAACGGCACCAGATCGGTGTGATCCCCGTTAATCCAGGCATCGACCATATCTGCCCACTGCTGCAACATGTAGGCACGTTGCCGGGCATACTCCGCTTTGTTGTATACCGCTCGCACTCCCTTCTGTTCATGCGCCAGCGCCTTTTCAATCCAGTCAGATGGATAACCAGCCTCATGCAACAGTGTGCTGGCAGTGCGGCGCAGGTCGTGCACAGAGAAGTCATCCAGATGCCCGCCAGCCTCATTCACCGATTCGACAGTGACATTGATCAGCCTGTTCAGTGCGGCGTTGGATAATGGCTTGCTCACTGAGTAGCGCCCAGGCAAAAGGTATTCACTTCCACCGGCACACATCTGCAGGCCAATCATCAGATCCTGCGCCTGTTTTGGCAGATAGATAACGTGCGCCCGACTTCCCTTCATGCGGTCTGAAGGTATGGTCCATGTCCATTTTTTGAAATCAACCTCTGACCATGTGGCATGGGTGAATTCACTTTTTCGGACCAGGGTAAGAAGAACCAGTTTTAATGCCAGTTTCATCGTGGCCATAGTCCCGACGTGATCCAGAGCGCGGAAGAATACACCGATCTCTTCAGGCTGTAGCGTACGGTCGCGCGGCTTAAACATGGCTATCGATGAAGGCTTGATGTCAGCAGCCGGATTAAACAGGCCGTGCCCGCGGTCATTCGCATAACGGTATACGCTGCTGATTATTTCTCTGGCCTGCACCGCCGTCGCCCGGCCGCCACGTTCAACAATGCGATCGCACAGGTCACGAACCATGCCAGTGGTTATCTCAGCCATCATCTTGTTACCCAGAACCGGCATGATATCGCGTTCGATAACGGCCTGTTTCATTGCCCGGGTACTGTCAGCCAGAATGACGTGTTTCATATAGCTGTCGGTATGTACCGAGAATGTCTCAGCGCCACGGATCTTTTTGATACCGTCACGTTTTGCCGCAGCTGGCGACTGGCCTGCCTTTAACAGCTTTTTTGCAGCAATTAGTTCTTCACGCGCTTCCGCCAGACTGATACCGTCACGACCATACTGACCGATGACCAGCGTTTCCCGTCGCCCGTTAATGCGGTAGTCGTACCGGAACGAGACAGAGCCGGAAGTAAGCACGGCTACATACAAGCCGTCACGATCCGAAACCTTATACAGTTTGTCCTGCGGTTTGAGGTTTTTTAATTTTGTATCAGTAAGCAC